TACGAGGGGCACTCAAACCAAGGCTTCACAGCCCATGGTTAAAGGGCGAAACTAAAGGCACACAGATTGCTGAGTTGGCTGAGCGCATTGGGCAGCCTTTATTGGACTGGCAAAAACTAATTCTTAATGACATGTGCACAGTTTCTAAAGATGGCATGTTTATTCGTAAGACAAACCTGCTGCTTATTGCTAGGCAGTCAGGAAAGAGCCATCTAGCGCGTATGCGCTGTTTAGCAGGGCTGTTTATGTTTGGTGAGAAAGACATCCTGATCATGTCCTCTAATAGAGCTATGGCGATGAAGTCCTTCAACATCATGGCAGACATCATTGAACGCAATGATTGGATGAGGGCACAACTTAAAGATGGAGACCCTAAGAAGGGTATTCGTAGGACTAATGGAGATGAACGCATCATCCTTGCCAATGGAGCGCAGCTCGAAGTGGCAGCAGCGACATCCGATGGAGCGCGTGGAAGAACCGCAGATTTTCTCTGGATTGATGAGTTACGCGAGGTCAGCTCAGCCGCCATGGATGCTGCAAAAAGCGTAACGCTTGCAAGAATGAACAGCCAGCGATTATTTACTAGCAATGCTGGCGATGCATATTCCACGGAACTGAATGCACTGCACGAGGCTTGTAAAAATTACCCACCTAAGAGCCTTGGGTATTACGAGTATTCTGCACCTGACTTTTGCGACATCTGGGATAGAAACGCTTGGGCGCTTGCTAATCCATCGATGGGCTATTTGATCAGCGTAGAAGCAATCGAAGAAACAATCGCTTCTTCAACTGCGGATGCTGCTCGCACGGAAACCTTGTGTCAATGGATAAGTGCATTAAATTGTCCGTTCAGCACAGAGATACTTGAAAACAGTTCAGATAGCACTCTTGAAATGGCAGTAGGGGCTTATACTGTATTCGGTTTCGATGTCAGTCCGTCTAGGCGCAACGGATCATTAGTCGCAGGACAATTACTGCCAGATGGACGGATTGGCATCGGGATCTTGGAGACTTACAGCTCACAGGTTGCAATCGATGAACTAAAGATGGCAGCAAGCATAAAGGCATGGTGTGACATATATAAACCGCGAATGGTCTGCTTTGATAAGTACGCTACTCAGACAATCGCCGATCGATTGGCTAACGCTGGCATCGTGGTCGAGGATGTCTCAGGGCAGCAGTTCTATAAAGCTTGTGGAGACCTATTAGAGGGCATGACTAATCTCAGAGTCGTTCACAATGGCATGAAGGAACTCATTGAGCAATTTCAGAACACAGCGGCTAAAACTAACGACTCGGCTTGGCGCATTATCAAGCGCAAATCTTCGGGTGACATCTCAGCACCTATTGGTTTGGCAATGGTTGTAAGCAAGTTAATGATCCCTGCACCTAAGCCACAGATATATACTTAGACACGCACTATGACATTGTCTAATTGCTTGACAAATGCTACAATTTCTGTCTATGGGTATCTTTTCGCGTAAGCCAGAAATATTAGAGGCACAACTCGCGCCTAAGATTATGGGCGATGGCATTAACTCAATCTACAACTTTACATTCCCTGTAATTGGCAGACGAGATGCTATGGCTGTACCTGCTATCAAGCGATGCCGCGATCTTCTCTGCACAGTCGGATCTATTCCGCTAGAGTACAAGAAGAAGTCTACTGGAGAAGCTATTGCAGCTCCACGATGGGTGCATCAACTATCTAAGTCACAGCCACAATTTGTTACTGTCAGTTATTTGGTCGATAGCCTTCTATTCTTTGGGCAAGCCTTCCTAGAAGTGACAGAAACATATCAGGAAGATAATCGCCCTGCATCTTTTGAGTGGGTTGCCAATACTCGCATTACTTTCGATCTTGATGTAACTAACACATTTGTAACACAATATTATGTCGATGGATCACCACGCCCGATGTCTGGCCTTGGATCTCTAGTTACATTCCAAGCATTTAACGAAGGCGTACTTACAACAGGTGCAAGAACAATTCAAGCAGCTATCGACATCCAGAAGGCTGCTGCTGTAGCTGCTCAAACTCCAATGGCTACTACAGTGCTAAAAAATACAGGGGCAGATCTTCCACCTTCTGAAGTTCAAGGCTTACTAGCATCATGGAAGTCCGCTCGTCAAAATCGTTCGACTGCATATTTGACTTCAACTCTTGAGGCGCAGAATATTGGCTTTAGCCCTAAAGACATGATGTACAACGAGGCAATCCAGAATCTTGCGACAGAAATTAGCCGATTGTGCGGCATCCCTGCTTATTACTTGTCAGCAGACCTCAACACATCTATGACATACGCAAACATCATAGATGAAAGAAAACAATTAGTAGCACTAGCGTTCCAGCCATACATTTCTGCAATCGAGCAGCGTTTAAGCATGGATGATATATCTACTGCTGGTCACTATGTAAAGTTCGATCTAGATTCTACATTCTTGCGAGTCGAACCTATGGAGCGATTACTAGTTATAGAAAAGATGCTGTCACTTGGTTTAATTACAATCGAACAAGCTATGCAGATGGAAGATCTAACACCTAATGGAAGCGAAGGCTAATGGAAAACTTATATATTGAAGCCACAATGATTGAGTGCAACGAAGAAAAGCGCGAAATCACGGGCAAGATAGTGCCTTTTGGTAATGATGAAATTGGCAGCACCAATCTTGGATCTTATACTTTTGAGGCAGGATCTATTGAGATCGCAGACCCAACAAAGATTAAACTGCTATCACAGCATGACATGAAGAAGCCTGTTGGTCGAATGATCTCAGCTGAACAAAAAGAAGATGGCATTTATGCAACCTTCAAGCTAAGCCGTTCACAGGCTGGCACAGATGCCCTGATCATGGCAAGCGAAAATTTAGTTTCAGGTTTGAGCATAGGCGCAGAGATCCTTGCATCTAAGCCATCACGCAACGGACACACAGTCGTAACAGCGGCAAAGTTAAAAGAAGTTTCTCTCGTAACAGAGCCAGCCTTTAAGTCTGCTCAGGTGCTAGAGATCGCAGCAGAGGAAGTTACCCCTGCTGAAGAAAACCCAACTACAGAAAGCGAGACAGCCGTGGAAGATACCACTTCAGCAGTCGAAGCAACACCTGCAGTAGAGGCAGCACCTGTCGAGGCTGCTCGCCCTACTGTAACAGCGATGTACTACACATCTCCAAGAATCGAAATCACAAAGCGTAACTACTTGGAGAACACACTAAAGGCTAACCTCTTTGGTGATGATGAATCTCGTCAATGGCTTCGCGCTGCTGACAACGATCAAACAACAGGTGCAGGATTTATCCCAACACCACAAAGCACACAACTACTTAACTTCTTGTCTAACGCAGATCGCCCAATGATTGATTCAGTTTCTCGCGGAACAATGCCAGAATTTGGAAAAACATTTGAGTTGCCTAAGATTACTGAAGTGCCTCTAGTCGATCAAATCGATGAGAATGGTGCAGTTACAGAGTCACAACTTGAAGCATCATTTATCACAGTCACAAAGAAATCATTTAAGGGTCGCGCAATCACAACTCTAGAACTCCTAACAAATTCAACACCTGCATTTCTAGATGAGCTTCTTGTTCAGATGGAATTTGCTTACGCAAAAGATACTGAAGAATTTGTAACAACAGCTATTCAGGGCGCAGGTACTCTTAACGCAACAGCACAGGCTAACTCAGCAACAGGTTTGCTAAGTTATGTATCAAGTGCAGCGGCAGCTGTTTATTCAGCATCACTTGGTTTTGCTCGCAACATGGTTGTCACACCAGAGCAGTGGGCTAACATCATGTCATACAATGATGCTGGTCGACCAATTTACATCGCTGCAAATCCTCAAAATAATGCAGGAGCACTTTCACCAACAAGCCTGCGCGGTAATGTTGCAGGTCTTGATCTTCGTGTATCTCGTTACATGAAGGGTTCTGGTGGAGTAGGAACAGCAGATTACTCAATGGCTGTTATTAACCCAGATGCTTACACATGGTACGAGGGTGCTCGTCAGCAGCTTCGCACCAATGTTAACTCAGACGGAACAGTAGACATTCTGCTATTCGGTCAGGGAGCACTTGCTACAAAGCTTGCAGCAGGCGCAAACTGGTTCAACCTAACCTGATAACTAGGTAACTAAGTCGCTCTGGGGAGTAGTAGCCCTCTACTCCCCAGAGTCTTTAGAAAGGAATATAATGGCACTCACAACAGTCGCAGAATTGCGCTCCACTTTAGGAGTCGGAACGCTCTACAGCGACAGCGTGCTCCAAGAAGTCTGCGATGCTAGTGATGCAGTCCTTATTCCTATGTTATGGGCACCTAAATGGTTTACAGTTGCACATAGCAATGTTGTAGGTACAGGCACTTTATATTTTAACGATAACATTCTTGATACATTTTATGTAGGTCAAAGCGTGACAATTGCTAATTCAGGTGCTTCTTATAATGGTACTAAGACAATTACGGCAGTAAGCGATTATTCAATCAGCGTAGCAACAAACCACGCTGTTGCTCAGGCGTATCACCCAATTTTTCCTTATGGTTCTGTGTCCACTACGACTTACACAGACTGGACAACAGATACAGCAGTTCAGAACGCAGCTTTAATGATATCTGTTGAAATCTGGCAAGCGCGTACAGCCACCCTTTCAGGCAGTAACGCAGTCGATTTCCAGCCAAGCCCTTACCGAATGAGCGCACAGCTTCTCGCTAAGGTGCGAGGATTGATTGCACACGCGCTAGACCCTCGCTCAATGGTGGGCTAATGCCTCCAGTAGCGATAACTACACTCCGCACTACTTTAGCCACCGCGCTTGTAGATAACACAAAATACCAAGTCTTTGCTTTTCCGCCTGCCACAGTTCTTGCTAACTCTGTAATCGTATCTCCAGACGATCCGTACCTGACACCTAGCAATAATCAGCACATCACTATCAGCCCAATGGCTAACTTTAAGATTATTATGACTGTGCCTTTGTTTGACAATGAAGGAAACCTAAACGGCATTGAAGATACTGTTTGTGGCGTGTTCGCTAAGTTAGCAGCATCATCTCTGGTCTATAATGTAAGCGCAATCAGCGCACCAAGTATTCTCAACGCTGCTTCGGGTGACCTACTCAGCTGTGAGATGTCCGTATCAATCCTTACGAGTTGGAGTTAATTATGTCCGATTGGGAAAAAGAGAACGAGGCCTTTCTGATCAAGATCGGACAGGTTGCACCATCAACACCTAAGCCAGTAACCAAGAAAGAAGAGGAATAATCTCATGGCTGTATTTCTAAATAACAATGTGGGCGTGAAGATTAACTCTGTTGATCTTTCAGACCATGTCACAGCAGTAAC